GTCATCGCGATAGGCCGACTGGACGGCCTGCAGCATGGCGGCGTTGACCGTCACCTTGCCGTCGAGGTCCGTGATATCGGTGGTGTTCTTGGCCACCGCCTGCGCCAGGCCATTTGCCGTCGAAGCAATGCTGCCGATATCGACCCAGTAGGTCGGGTTCGGCGGGGCGTTGCTGCCGTTGGCAGCCGCCGGTACCGGCGCAATGGCCATGTACAAGCGCTGTCCGCTGCGCACGGCTTCGTCCTTGGCGTAGGCGTTGGTGGCCACGTACTCGAGCGGGTCGGTCAATTCGGTGATCAGGTCCTCCAGCTCCTGCTTGGCCGCCTCGATACGGCCATTCACCGACTCCGGACCTTCGCCGGAAATCTTCTCGATTTCGCTCAGCAGATTCTGCCCAAGCTCGCTTTCGGTGATCTGGCCACTGATCAGCTCGAGCACCGGGCTGGCATCCGCCCCAGACTGGCCAAGCACGCCATTGCCAGTCGGGTACCATGGGCCGATGTTGCCGGTTCGGTCCACCAGGCGTGCCCAGAAGAAGAACGACACACCGGCCTTCAGGCCTTGCATTACGTGCTCGGTCTGCGGGTAGGCCAGGTCGGCGAGCTTCGTTGCCGCCTCCAGGCTGTTCGTTAGGCCGTACCAGATCTCCGTCCGCTGGGTGTCCTCGGCGCCTAGTGGGATTCCCCACTTGAGCGATATCCCGAAGATCAGCGGATCGGCCGTCAGGTAGGTTACCGAAGGCGGTGTGCCTTCCTTGCCTTTCAGCTCAGTGAGCGTCGAATCCCGCCAGATCGACGTTATGTCGAACGAGCTGACGGCCCGAACCCTGGCCAGGTAGGCGCCAGCATAGATGCCCACCACATCGATTGAGGTTGCACCAGTGCGCTGCAGGCGAATCCAGTTGCCGTTGTCCTTGCGCCATTCCACATCGTAAGCGACCGCCCCCTGGACCGCCGGCCAGCTGATGGTCATGGTGCTGACCGCGATCCCCTGATCCACGGCGTAGGCCGAGGTCAGCGAAACGCTGGCCGGCGGCGACACGGTAGTGACCGGAATGACGCTGATCGGGCGCTCGTCCAGCTTGGCGCCGGTGTCGATTGCTGCGAACTTGCTTGGGTTGAACTCAAGCGCAGTGATCTCGTACGCGCCTTCCTGGGTGCGAGTAGTCTTCAGAACGCGGAACAGCTGCACCGCCAGGTCTTCGTAGTCGATTGCCCACTGCAGTTCGGGCTCTGGCTGCACGCTGTAATCAGTCGTCACCGTCACCGCGCGCCCGGCCACGGACTGCACGGTGCGCGCCTGGGCGGTGCCGTTTGGCAGGTTCACGATCAAGCGGTCACCTGCCTTGATCGGCGTGTCGCGGTCGAGGGTGACCACACGGCCGGCGGCGGACGAGATCCGGCCACCGTTCGGGCGGCCGGCCACCAGTTCGTCCGCCACCGGGATGACGAACCCAGGCAGCGGAATACGGCCCTCCATGCCAGTCTTGAAGGTGACAGTCCGGTCCTGGCTGTTGCTCAACAGCGCCCATTTTCCGCGACGCTGGGCTTCGGAGGCGCGAGTGCAGCCGATGGCTGAAATCTCGATTGGCCGGTCCCGGTACCGGCGCTGAAGCGCCAGGTCGGTCACCGGGATAACGTCGGTGTCGTAGTTGTTGGCCGGGTTGTCGTAGCTGACCAGGGCGCGGCTGTAGTGGGTATTGCGCTCGGCCCCGCCATACACGAACTCGCCGTCGATGACGTTGGCCCGGGTGAACACATAGTCGATGTCCTGAGCGCGCGGCATGTCCGCCTGCATGAACAGCGAGCCGTGGGCCCAGTACACCATTCCGCGGTAAATGGCCGACAGGTCGCGCAGCAGCGTCCAGGCCTCGGCGCGGCCCTGCAGGTTCATGTCGCACAGGAAGCGAGGCTCCTGACCGCCCTGCCCGTTCGGCACCAGCTGGTCGCAATACTGGGCGATGCGGTACATCTCCCACTTGTCGACCATCCACGACTTGATCCGTTTGCCCAGGCCGAAGCGATCCTCGACGCACAGGCCGTAGGTCACAAAGGCGGGGTTGTTGGTCCAGGCCTGCTTGAAGGTGCCATCCCACACGCCGGTGTAGGTGCGGGTCAAGGGGTCATAATTGGTCGGAACAGGCCAACGTTTGGCCTTGCACTTCACGGTCACAGCCGGAATGTTCTGGAACTGCTGCGCGTCGAATTCGATGTACAGCAGCGCGGTGTTTGGGTAACGCAGCTTCTCGTCGATGATCTCGGTGTAGCCGGCAATGGTCATCGTGTCAGCCACAGTACCGCTGTTGGCGTTCGGGGTGATGCGTCGTACGCGCAGCATCCAGCCCGAGGTAGCCACCGGCAGGTTCACGCGCACGGAGCGCTGATACCCGTTGGTGGTCTTTCCATCGACGGCTCCGCGGTGAGCCTCGGTATACGCCCCGCCGTCAGTGGCGATATCGATGGCGTACTCGATGCGGTAACCGTTAGTGTTGCCGTTGCTGTCCTGCTTGGCCAGGCGTGGCCAGGACATGCGTACGCGCACGGCGGAAAGCTGCGTATTGCTCAATGCGCGGGTGAACGGGTTGTCACTGCGCAGTTCGACGTTGACAGTGGTCTCGTTCTCTACCGACGGGATGCCCTGGATGTAGTCCTGCTCGATAGTGCCTCGGCGCCACTCCCACTTCACGCCCGGGAAGTTCACGTTGCCGCTGGTATCCATGATCGGCGTGTTGTCGAGGTAGATGTCGCGGTCGGTAGGTGTGCCGTCAAACTCCCCCTCGCCCACAGCCAGCAGCAGCTTGGCGATGTTGGTCGACTGCAGGCTGTCCGGCGCCTCAACGGGGGATTTTGGCTTGCTTTCGCCGCCCTTGGCGCCGGTGATGTCCAGGTGATCTGTCGGGCCCATGCTTTCCTCCGGGCAACAAAAAACCGCCCGGAGGCGGTCTGTACGCTGAATCGGCCCTAGGCCTTATCTTGTGCCTCAATGGAGGCAGAGATTATCGCGCCACCCCAGCGGCGCTCGCCGATACAGATCGGGACAGGGTTGCCGCTGGCAGTAGTGTTTTTGGCGCTGCCGAAGGCGTAACTCGGCAGGTTCTCGGGTGCAGCGCTTTGGGACAGGCCCTTGGCTTGGGGGCTGAGCATCTGGATGACGCCGCCCAGGGCAAGCGATGCGCCGAGAGACTGCCCCCACCCTTGCATCCCAGGAACGAAAAAGGACGCAACGAAGATTACGGTGCCGATGATCGTTTGAAGAAGGCCTCCGCGTTTGCTCCCGCCAATAAGAGGAACAATCCGAATCTCTTTGGTGCCACGGCGCCCTAAGTCATCCGCGCCTACATTTTTTCGGTTGCGAAATACGGCAAAGCGGATCCCTAGGGCATCAAGCCGCCTGATTTCCTCTACAAAACCGGGAAGCGTTACGCGCAACGCTTTGAATGCCTCCCACCCCTCTCCACTTTCCAACTGGCGGCGATGCACTCGGCCAAATTTCTGGGCCAGCGAGCCGGAAAGCTTGATCGTCGTCATCTGCGCGTAATGCGCTACCGTTGCAGCCATACTTTCCTCCAGGCAATAAAAAACCGCCCGGAGGCGGTTGATAGGTGGCGCTATGTCAAAGGCACGACTTTACCGCACTCTCTATCGCGGAACGCCCGACGCCGGGCATCCATGCAACCCGTTGATAAAATACAACCGAGCTACCTGCGTCCGTCTTCGAGACTTCAAGTAGTTCGTCTGTTAGGTTCATCGCAGCAACGACAAGACGGTAGCCATTCTGAGTTTCTGACATGGTCGCTTCAGATCGAGCATCCTGCCATTGGGGGAGTACACATAGCGCGTACTCCTTTGGTGATTTCTTGGTAACGGCTTTGGTCGTCGGTGAATTGCCTTTCAGATCGCTTGGTGACACGCACCCCGCCAGCAATACCAGTCCCACTGCCCCGATCAGAATTCGCATGTGATCACTCCTTGAAAACGGCGACTGTACCAGCCGGCCTGTCCAGGCATCCAGTGTGGATGGAAAGCCAGTAGCAGAACCGAACGGGGTCATAGTAGCGTCGTGATATCTCGGATGCCTCGCAGCTACCACCCACTTAACTAAACAATTTATCCAGTTAACTCTCAGATCAGGAAGACATTGCATGACAACGCTGGCAGAAGCCCTGCGAAGCTACATAGAGCAAGCACCCGATGGCGCTACAAGACAAGAAATGAAGGACTACATCGACCGCGAATTCCCAAAGCGATGGAAGCCTGGAGCGATCGCCGCTCATTTCTATGCCTGCACTGTTAATAACCCCAAGGCCTACATCCACCACAAATGGGCTGATCGTTTCTTCTATCGCTCCGAAGATGGTCGCTTCCATCGATACAATCCTGACGTTCACGGGGTAAATACCTGGGCACCATCCGCCGATACAGAGACGGATGACTTCGGTGATGCCGAAGAAGCCAATATCGAGGAACTTGTAGAGACCTCTATCAGCCTAGAACGCGATGTCGAAACTCACTTGGTTCGTAGTCTCGACAGCATTGAAAAGGGCCTTCGGTTCATTGATCGCCAGGTAAGCATCGATGTAGGCCGAGTCGATATCCTTGCGGAGGATGCTACCGGCCGCCGTGTCGTCATCGAACTAAAGGTTGGTCAGGCAAAGGATGCTGCCGTAGGGCAAATTGCCCGCTATCTGGGCTGGTACGCCAGGCAGGATGGTCAACGCCCGCGCGGAATGCTGATCGCCAGCGAATTCCCGGACGCCGTCCGTTACGCGGCGGAGGCCATAACGGACTTGTCACTCGTTGAGTACAAGGTGCAATTCGCTTTCAATGCAGTTGCGGTGGAAGACTGACCCAGGCCCGGCCAAGCGCCGGGCTTTTCATTTCGGGCTTAACTTAATCCTGGGCCATCAGTTCCAGCAATCTCCGAGAGCCGCCCAAATGAATCGCAACGTCAATCTCTTGCGAGATGGAGATGCCGCGCCCCCTCAGATAGGTGACACTCGCCAGCACCTGATTAATCGCATCGGAAACCGTTTCTCCAGACGGTTTTACGTACTGTCCTCTGCAGAATAAACCTTCCACGTGTTCCCGATCATCGATCGGCGTCTCTGACGGAAAGGTAAAGATTGTCCTGCCTGCTTCAAGGCCAGAAAAGCCTCGGTTTTCATGATCATAGAAAGCAGCAACCACCCCTCGGCTCATGGGAATAGACAACTTCCAGCTGGATCGAGGAATCCATGATCGGGCCAACTCTGGGCTTAGTTTGCTGAACAGGTCTTGTTCTTCCTGAATTATCGAGAGCATGGCATCTACATCTGCTGGCGCTTCGCCCGCAAATCGTTCCTTCACTGGCTGTATCAGGTCAGCCCAGCCCGATGCCGTGATAAATCCATGCGGGGTCTCGGTGATTTTCCTGACGCGTTGCTCGGACAGCTCCGATCGACCATCTTCATAAACCGAAAACGCACTGCGGTCTGCGCATAGGACTACGCAATCGTCCATGCTTATCATCACGTTGAAGGTCATAGGCTATCCCCGATAAGTGGCAGCCTCGCAATCTACCACGGCTAAGCGACGGTTCGCTCCAGATGCAAAAAGCCCACCGCGGGGCTGGGCTTTTCTAGCCTGGGCTCAGTGATTATCCGTCAAGCTCTTGCTCTCGACGCAGTAATCCGTCGCGAAGCAAGCTAACCACGCTACCTGCTCCACCATCATAAAGGATGTCGTCGTAGAGCATTGTCGACTGGCGATAGTGACCATTGAGCACCTCAAGCACCGCGCAAATTGAGTCCAATCCCGCCTTGATTTTCTGACGGCTTGCAGGGGGCAAAGGATTAGCAATGCGATCTTGTATGTGCACTAGGTCATTGTGCGCGATCCGCTTGTTACGGTGGGTCCTTGTGAACTCGGCATTGGTCGATGCTGTATCAATAGCGGCTTCTACCCTCGCCCGAGCATTCAGGTCGCTGACCAGAGGCGGAATGGCTTTGATTGAAAGAGTTTTCTTGCCCGCGCTAACCGGAGGGTCTGTAAGCCTCGAAATGCCTAGCATTACTCCGTCCCAAAGCTGTGCCTGCAAAATGCCAAAGAACGTAGGCGCTGAGTCGTTCAAAAGCTGCACGGTCTCGGGATCCACGCCGAAAAGCTGCTCGTACTGTTTCCATAGCAACAAGATATCCAGCAGGTGGTCGTTTAAGTCGCAGTACATCGCCCCAAGATCCGCCCCCATCGCACTAATGCACTGCTTCCGCTTCTCATCCGCACTTATCACTGGCGACGCTCCACATTTTTTTCGATCACTCGAAGCCTGCCACGGCATCGACGACACTTCCAATCTGTCCACCCATCCACCCTGGACGGAAAGCCAGTAACCGGCTAGGTCGGCAGCGTAGTAGCGTTGTGCCTTCAATAAAAGGAGTTGCCATGGCGTTCGTAACGAAATACACCAGACAGTTCATAACCGAAACCACAACACCAGGTCACGATCACTGGAACACGCTTTATGAGCCAGCGGATCGGGTTCCTGTCTCTGGAATATACCGCTGCGAAGGCTGCATGGACGAGATCACTTCGAACGCCGGAGATCCATTCCCTCCGCAGAACAGACATCAACATCAGGACCAATCAGTTCCGATTTTATGGCGCCTAATAGTGCGAACCAAAACCAGCTGATCCCAAACGAGCCGCCCCGGTCCGTTGCCGGAAAGCCTATGGATTGGGGCGCCAATTTCGACGCGTTTATCCAAGGAGCATCAATATGACGCCTAGTGAAGAGCGAAAGCTTATTGACGTAGTAAATTCACATGCTTCTGACATCCAAGCCCTCCAAGCGATAGTTCTTGGCTTGGCCGCACAGTTACATTCAGAGCAAGGGGAATCGGGGCTTAATTCTGCGAAGGAGAAAGCGATGGCCGCCGCGAACAACATGGGATCGCCATTCGGCGTTCGCCCAAATCGTAATATGATCGCCAACCTATTCGATGTGGCAAAAAAGAGCTAGTCGATAACGGGTAGATTCAGCGCAATTTCCAATCGAGAGAGCCGACGCTCCAAGCGGTCGGCAATCTCCCGCGATTTTTTTCCAAAACCCTCAGGCAAACCAAGCCCTACACCGGCGAGCCGCTCTGCGTCTACAGGCTCATGTACAGTGACTTGAGCCCCTTCTTCGCATATTTCAGAATACTGATCCATAACTTCTCCTGCGGCCGCGCCGCTTCACTTTGCGTCCCGATGACGCAACACAAGGCGCGTCCGGTCGAGCCAAGGCCCGCCGAACACGACGATTTCAGATGGCCGTCCCAGCAGGTGGTGCAGCAGGAACGGGCCAGGACCGAAGACTTGGCCATCCTCACCTGGTAACTGAGCGTCGGCACCCAGGTATATGCCGGCGTGGTTGGGGTGAGCGGTGCGGCCAACGGCCATGACGATCATGTCGCCGCGTTGCGGCTGGCTGACCTGGTAGAAGCCAGCGACCTCATAGGCCTGCTCGTAGAGACTCGGGCCGTCCGCCTGCTCCCACCAGCCCTCTTCCCGGGTATAGGCCGGGAAATCCAGGCCCCACTCTCGGTTGTACCAGTCCGCGCAGACCTGCCAGCAGTCCCAGGCGCCGTGCACGAACGGACGCCCGAGCAGCGGTGCGTTACCGGTTGGGGTGACGGTGCGCAAGTCACCCTCCGGCCAGGACAGGATGTACCAGGGCAGCCCAGTGGCCTCGCACATGGCCAGGTCACGGGGCGACGGCCTGCTGGTGGCATCTGGATGCGAGTGCACGATGCCGATCACCTCGCCCTGGTCTTCGGCCGCGGCGTACTGCTCCGGCGAGATACGGAACTCCTCCGCTGGATCGGTTGCAGTGTTCTCGCACGGGACGTACCGCTGGGCGCGTCCCACGGAGATGAGCAGACCGCAGCACTCCCGCGGGTATTCCGCCGCGGCGTGCGCCTGCACGGCGGCCAGGATGTGTTTGCGCATGGTCAGCTCCGTGCGATGAGGGATACAGCCGGGAAGCCGCCAAATGGCAGTTGGTTGCCCTGACCAAACCGAACGGTGCAGCCTGAGTCCAGGCAGCCGTTGCACTGATCCTTGGCCGGGTCATTCGTGGGGTTGCCGTCGAGGTCGAAGTAAGGGCCGGTGTACCCGCAGTTGGGACCGCGGTAGCCGGCGGTCATTGCCCAGTGACATAGCTGTGTCATCTGCCGGCCGATCGTCTCCCCGCCAACATCGCCGGGGCTGGCCAACTCCCAGGCCACCGTCTTGCCGTTCTCGGACACCTTCTGATCGATGTACCAGACCTCGATGGCTTCCTCGGTGGGGTCGGCCTCCGGGTTGCCTGCCGGAAAATTCACCGCATCCAGGTAACGCGCCATCGTGTGGCGCATGGTCAGCTTGAACTCGAGCAGGTTGTCGAAGGCCACGCACAGCGCCGTGATCCTGCCGTTGACGTTGCCAACCGTCAGCGTTGGGCGCACGGCGGTACCGTCCGAGTTCGCTTCGATGCCCTCGATCTGCATGGGCCAGGCGCCGTACTCTTTGCCCTGCCACCAGATCGACTTAGCCGGCAGCTGGTCGGCGTTCGCGCCAGCCGCTGCAAGCTCCTGAGGCGTGTGTGGAATCGCATGCCCGTGGAAACGCAGCATGTCGGCACCAAAGTCCGAGCCATCCAGCTCGAACAGCAGTACTTCGCTGCCAGGCTCCAGGGTCTGGATGTCCTTGATCAGTGACATGGTGAATCCTTACGGGTGGAATGCCCGCTCGAAGGTGGCGGTGACTTTGAACCGGCCACCACCGACGGGCGTGGGCTTGGGGTCGGCGCAAGTGAAGAGCCCGAGATCTCCGATCGGTGTCGACCAGAGGAAGGCCTTGGCGCCGCCGTGCCGGTCGAAAAATTCCATTATCGTGCGGATCTGCCCCTTCGTTCCCGTCACGGTGATCGGGTAGCTGTCTTCCTTGTTGTTGGGGCCGTCACCTACTGTTTGCCGGTAGCCACCACCGAAGCGAGACTCGCGTACCCGGTAACTGATCTCTGGCGTTTCACCGCGCTGGGTGGGCCAGCTGAACTTCTCGATGGCCATCAGCGCCTCCCTTGTGCGTTTCGGTAGCTCACTCCGCCCGGACGCCACGAATCAGCGACCGCCTTTTCTGCAGCGATCTGCACCTGCTTCTGCATGTTTTGCTGAAGCAGAGCTTGGTCGAGCTGCATCCCCTCGTGACTGCGGTCTTCCATGACCAGGCTGACCGGAGCCGAAAGACTAATAGCGGTTCCAGATCCTCCTCCCACAGCCCTGACGCCCAATTGGCCACCAGACGTACGAGTCAGCGGCATGACTGCCTCGTCGCCAGCCTCGCCCATCACCCCCAGTTTGCCCCCGAACATGCCGAAGGCCGTGGGGGTGCTGACGATGGAGTTGGTAAATGCGCCCCCATTGGCGAACATTTGCACGCCATTCGACCAAGCCCCGCCCAGAGCCTGGGGGAAATAGGCGCTGCCGTATCCCGCCTGCGAAGCCCCGAGATTAGAGGAAACAGCACCTGCGGAACCGGCAGCCATACCATTGCCGCTACCCCCGCCAAAATATGCAGAGGCCGCAGTGGCGCCCCAACTCACGAGGCTGCCGAGGAGACCTGATGCAGCCTGCTGCGTCTCGATTCTTACCATGTCGGCCAGAATCGACTTGGTGAAGTCCGCGAACGAGAACTTGCCGGTCATGGCGAAGTTCACGACCGCATCCTCCATTGACGTGAAGGCATTCGTGAACAAGCTTTTCGTCTGCCCGGCAACATCCCGTGCCTGGTCCAGGTAATTCTGGAAGGCCGACGATGCGCCTTTACGCCAGTCACCTTGCGCCGCGGTCATCGCGTCGTAGTTGGCAATGGTGGTTTCCTGAAGATCCCTCTCGGTCTTGTTCAGGGCTGCCAGCTTCTGGTTGTACTCATCGAAGCTCATACCTCGGGAGCCGTCACCGTACTGGTTGGCCAGGTCCAGGCGCTGCTGGTTCATTCGGTCGGTGATACCGTTCTGCTGGTCCCGCAAACCACGCTGACGGTCGCCCAGCCCAAGGCCGTCAGCGGCGCGCTGTCCCTGCAGCTTCAGCGCCGCGACCTGCTGGTCAAGAGCATTGCTGTAGGTCTGCACAGCCTTGGCCTGCTTGGCCAGTCGCCCTTGCTCATTGGTCGCCAGCACCGAAAGCTCGGTATCGGCATCCTTCTGCGCCTTGACCATG